CATTTTTTGTTTTGTTTTTAAATATTAACTTCATTGTTAATAATACTTAAAGATATATATAAAATATATAACTACCAAATTAAATAACATTATTTTCATTCCACTCTATTTCATCTCTTAATTCATCTGCTATTAAAAAAGCATCATTACGTTGCTCTCTGTATTTACTATTCATCATTTTACAATTAGCATAATGAGTTTGCAAGTTGTTTACATAAAAGAATATGTCTATTAATAATTCTTGCATTATAACTAACTCTTTGTCATCTATATTATCATTAACTTTTTTATTTAAAAGCTCAGTAAACAGTATTGAGTTGCTATAAAAAGAAAGATCTTTAGTATTTTGTATTTTATTCATCTATTTTAATTCTGTTGTTTAAAAGTTCTATCACACTAAATATAATGTTTTCTTTTTCTTCTTTGCTAATAGTTTTTTCTTTAACTCTTACCCAAAAATGAACAGATTGAGTAGGGTTAAATATATCTTTTATTAAATTACCAAATTTTCTCATTGGCCTAACTGTCTTATAAACTCTATTAACTTTCATAATCTATATTTATAAATTCACAATGCTCTTTACAATCTGCGCACATTCCTGTTTCTATATTTAAGTATGGATTTGCTCCACAACAATTTGATACTAATTCCATTATAATAGTTTTAATTCTTTTTTTATTTCATCTAAATACATTTTTTGCATTTTATGATTCTCTTTAACAACTTGATTAATTATAAAAGGAAGATCTTTAAATAATTGATCTGTATTATATATTAGCCATCTATTTTCTCCGTAGCCTATATGCATTTGTCCATCGCTACAATATAAATTATGCGTTTCGTGTATATAAGTCGTTTTGCCAAACTTATACTCTTTGGCTTCTTTTAATTGTTTTTCTAATTCTTTTATTAAATCAATAGCATTAGCTAATTTTTTTTTATCTGTCATATTAAGAGTTTTGATACCTAAAATTAGATATATTTGTTAAAGATGTTTTAACCCATTCTTTTTGGTATGGTCTTAAATTATCTGCAGTAGATAACATTTTTAATGTTGCTTCTACATCTATTAAAGCTGAGTTTTCTTCAAAAGTTAGTTTCATTTTTATTAAGTTTTGATTAATGATATAACAAATATATATATAATATATTTAATATACAAACTTAATTTGTCCTGTCAGGATCAGGCGCCCATTCTAAATAATTGCATTTTCTACATAACCAGATAAAACCATTTTGAGCAGAGCCTATATAAACGTAATCATTATCGCATTTTTTACATTGTTTATTGTATGGCATATCTTCCAAAGTTAGGTCTTGATAGTATTGAATAAGTTGCGTAACGCACTGCATCTGTAATGTGATTATTTTTATCCTCAGGAATATTAATTAAATTACCTGTTCTATCTTGTTTCCATTTATAGTTTCTAAACTCCTGAATAGCATTTTTTGAATCTGAGGTTATATGTATTTTGTATCGCTTAAGAAGATCAATGCCGGCATTAACAGAATCTTTTCCTTTTAAACTTGGAAAGATGTTCCAACCCATTCTTCTTAATTCTGCTATTAAGCGAGGTTCAGCAGAATCAAAATAAATCTGTTGCCTTTGGATCCCAACTTCTTTAAATTTATTATGTATATCTAAAGTTGTCATCATTGTCCTATAAAGATGCTCTTGAATATATAAATTATAATCTTTTATATAAACACTTACTAAAGTTGAGGGATCATTTGTAAATCCTGCATCTGCACCATAGCTAATAAAATTAGCATCATCTGGTATTTTATTTATCTCAACATATTTAAAAATTGTATTGATGCTCGTTGCTCTTTCTCCTAAACCATAAATTTGCCAGTATTGATCATCTGTTTCTTTTAATCTTTCGATCTCAAGTTTTATTATATCCTCTAAAAAAGGATTATCTAAATAAGTAGTTTTATAAAAATCGCAATCCTCTCTTGTCAAAACTTGATCGTAGATCCAGTGGTATTCATCTGATGGATTAAAATCTAATATAACTCTTTCTTGAGTTCTAAATATTAACTGTCGCCAGTCGTCAATATATAATTCATTCCCTTCGTTAATAAAAAGCAGATCTCTTTTTCTTCCTCTAATTTTTTGAGATTGATCTAAAGAAGTAAATTCAACTAAGTTGCCAAATAAATTATATTCACTATTTGATTTATTATGAAACTCCTCTCTGTATATTTGATGTTGATTTAATATTTGTAAAAAATCTCTTAATACTGTTGCTCTTAAACTTGGAAATGTTTTACGACAAATAGTTATTATTTTATTTCTGTTATTAATACAATAATGAAATATTATATAAAGGAGAATATTATATGTCTTGCCTGATCGAGTTCCGCCTTGCTCAACTATTATTTTTTTATTGCTATTTACTAAATGCTTATAAACAATATTAGTCTGAATCTTCGGTTTTATCAATTATCTCAATTTGAAAGTTAGTTGGCATACCATCTGCTCCTGTGATCTCTTGTCTTTCAATGTAGCCTCTTTTCTTGCCTTTTGTTTTTAGATAAAAAATTGTTGCAGCTGTGGAGTTTTCAGATATTTGTTTATGCAGTTGGCTCTCAGCAAAATCTAATGCAACATTTTGTAAATCATCAACTTTCTTTTTAAAAGAATCATCATTATTATACCAATCGTAATAAGTTGTTCTTCCAATCTCAGTTTTTTTACAAGCTGTTGTTACAACTCCTAAGCTCTTTTCTAATGCTTCTAATAATGCTTTTTTACTGTGTTCGGTTTTGTTCATCTAATTGAGCTTAAAAATTCATTTCTAACTACTGAATCATCTTTAAATTTGCCTAATAATTTATTTGTTGTCGTTTGAGTGTTATGTTTTTTTACTCCTCTCATTTCCATACACATATGCACTGCAGTTAATGATACAGCAACCCCCTTTGGATCCAATTCATTCCAAAGGAACTCAGCAACCTGAGTTGTAATTCTTTCTTGATTTTGTAATCTTCTTGAATAAGTTTCTAATGTTCTTGCTAACTTAGATAAACCGACAATCTTTTTGTTTGGAATATATGCAATATGGCCCTTGCCAAAGAAAGGTGCTATATGATGCTCACATAAAGAATGAAAAGGAATATTCTTTTGTATTATCATTTCATCATAACCCTCACCCTCAAACGATGTGCAATTCCATTTAGGTGGGTTTAAAAACTCTTTAAAGAATTTAACATATCTTTTTGGAGTATCTCTTAATCCTTCTCTTGTTACATCTTCGCCAAAATATTGTAAAAGTCTTGTAATGTTATCTTCTACAGTTTCTTCTGTATCATCATCTTTTTGCTCCCACGGAAATACTAACCATTGTTTTTGTAACTCAATTCTTTTATCTATTAAAGCAATAAAAGGTTTATTATATTTTTTATATTTTAATTCAGTTGCACCACTATCAATAAGATCATCAATAATAATATCAGCATCTTCTATTTTATCAACTGCTCTACCTGTCATTCCTGATACTATTTGCCCTCCTCTTGGCACTCCAAAAAATGTTTTATCTTTTGGTATATTATCAAGTATAGTTTTTAAGCGATTATAAACCTCTTCCCAACTTATGTAAGTTTTTTCCATAAATTAATTTTATTAATAATAATACAATAAATATTGTAAAAATGTTAATGTGATGCGAATGCTCGCAAAATCCTAAAATGTGTTTTATAATTTCCATAATTAAACTCCTGTTTTTTTATTCCAAATTTCTATATGTAGTCTTGTTGTGAAGTTAACATAATTATTTATTGCTAACTCTACAACATTTAATTTATTATCATTAAGAAGATCTTGATTCTCTCCTGCAGGCATTAAATATATTTTATTTCTATCTACAAGAGGCAAATATAAATAGCCTATTTCGTGCCATTCTTTCATTTTATTTATAACAAATTTAAATATTGTATTATGTTTATTTAATTCAACTATAACATCTTCTTTAAATGTCATTGAAGTATCATTTCCGCTATTTAACAATTTAGGGCTGCAATTCCATAAATCAATATTAAGTAATAAATAATCATTTGGCATTATTGTTCCATTTGTTTCAACCTCAAAGAATGCGTAAGGATTAACTTCTTGGTAAACGTATTTCATAAATTCTTCTAAACCTTTTTGTTGCATTGTTGGCTCACCGCCTGTCAAAATAATATGAGCGCCTTGTTTTATTGCTTTTATACATTCTTCGTTTAATATTTCATTTACTGGTTTTGATGTTGCTTTCATCCATACCTCTATTGTATCGCATCTAAATTCTGCTCCGTTATGTAACTCCCCATCAAATTGAGTTCCCATTCCTCCGCACATTAAATTACAGCCTCCAAGCCTAACAAATACACTTGGGATCCCTACAGTCTTACCTTCTCCTTGGATCGAGTAAAATACCTCGCTAATCGCTAATTTTTGGCTCATATATTATTTTACTTGTTTTAGTTTCTGCCAATTCAATTCTTACTATTGGCATCTTTGCTTCGTTTTTAATTCTGTT